TAATTTGAGTTTCTGCCTCTGGATTTCTACCTTGAGGTTTCATCTTACCAATAGGTATGTTTCTTTTTGGTAGACCACCCTTACGAGTTCTTTTGAGTGTAGCACCTCCACCACCTTTTGTTTGTGTGATGACTGCATCTTGATCATATTTTTTACCAAGTGCTTTGACTGCTTTCTTAAACTTCCTCTTACCCATCTTACCAGAGGTTACAACGTGACTTCTTTCCTTCACTTTCTTTTCTTCACCAGTTTTTTCATCCTTTTCGAGATACTTTCCAGTTACTTTTGTTGCACCTTTTCCAAACTTACCACGAATATCTTTATCTAATTGTTTTGCTCTTGCACGATTTTCTTTTGCAGATTTATCACCACGACTCCCAGAAAGAATAGCCATTCCTCCCTTATCGGATTTGCTTTTCAATCTGGTTAAACTGCTTTCTTGTATAAATTCTTTGAATGACTTCATTCTTCTTCCTTTTCTACCTTATTATTTAGAACTCCGTTTTTCAATAATTTTGAAAGTTCAGAAGTAGACCCCACAAATAATGCATTATTAACTGTTTTTGGTGAATCTTTTTCTTCTTTATTTAACTCTTTCATTTTAGATTGAAGGTCAATTAACTTATCAGTTGTATCTCCAACACTTTTAATTAATTGTCCTGCAACTTCATACGCTCTCGGATGATCACTTCCTTGTGCCACTTCAAGAATACCATTAAGTGCTTCTTGTCCCTTTTCAATCAAAGAATATAAATTACCTCTTGAATATTCATAATCAAGAGTAGAATCTTCCTTTTTTTCTACTTTTTCAATTTTATTTTCTTTTGATGCATCAACAGGTTCTACATCTAAAAATTCATCTATTTCATCAAACTTACTCATACGTCAACTCCTTTTGTAGGACTGAATGTTCTAAAGTCAGGTAAATCAAACCTTTGTTCACTAAATCCAAAGTCATCACCAACTTCAACAAGTGCATCATCTTGAGCATTTACTGCATCAATTGCATCACCGTTTATATGAGTATCTATAGTTGTTCCATCTTCACCACGTTTTACTGTAATATTATTTCCATCAATTTCTTTGATAAACATCAGTTCATCACCGATTGCAATGTAAGTATCTACAACTAAACTCGCAGTATTTTGTACTAAGAATTTAATTTGAGTTTTAGTTATATCCTCTGCAAGTCTTGTGACTGCATCATCATTATAATCCTTAAGTGCTCTAGGAGTAGCAACATATCTCTTGAATCTTTGTGCAGTCTTAGTATTTGTATTTGCGTGGTAATCAACTTGAACTTTCTTGATGAGACCTGTATTTGAGTCTGACACTGGGCCAAACAAGTAAGTTTTTGCTGTAAATCCTAATGTATGAGTTATCACTCTTTTTTGTTCATAACCACTATCATAATTATCGTCAAAGGTAACACTATCTAATACCATTGGTATATCTCTTTTTTCACCTATTGCTTTGACTAAATCTACAGTCAAGTTAAATGATGGTTGAAAATATGGTAGTATCTGTTCAATAATTTGTAGAGAATCTTCATTATATTGAGTCATTGCATATAACTTAAAACTTAGATTGTATGGAACTGGCATGAATACTTTTCTTGCACTTTTTGATCCATCTTTTGTGAATGCTTTGAAAGTTTGCATTGTGGAAACTTTTCTTGCAGGATCATATGATATTCCGTCCATCTCAAATGCTAAACGAGGTAAAGTTATTGCAACTCTCTTTCTTAAATCTGGTTTCTGTTCTAGTCTTGCTAAAAACTTTTCTGTGGGGCCATAAGCAATGGGAACTCTTACAGTTGAAAATGCACCACCTGCAGCAGTCTGGTGTTTGATGTCAATTTCATTAAAAAGAGTACCAAAGGCTATAATAGTCCTTCTGATTATTTCATGGTAATAATAGGTTCCTAACATATCTTAAACAGGACTTATCCAAACTATTTAGAAATCACCGAACGGATTGTCTTCAGAAAAGTCAATAATTGAGTCTGCCTCTGATTCTACTGTAATATTTTCGTTGTATAAATCATACTCATCTTGATCGGAAACACTTCTAACAACATATTCTGAGTCTGATCCTAATAGAGTAGTTCCAATACCAACGACTGATTCACCGACAGCAAATCCTACACCACCAACATTTGTAACTTTGAGTATTCTATCATCAGAATCCCAATTAGCAACGATAGCCGTTGTTCCTGTTGAAACTCCTCTAACTACTTCCTTAAAGAGATAATTACCACTAGAGATACCTGCTTTTACTGGTGGATCAATAGTTACTGTTGGTGTTGCAGTATATCCAACACCTGCAAAGGTATATCTAATTGAGGCAAGTTGACCAAGAGTATTGATTATTGCCACTGCCTTTGCAGTTGATCCGATTCCAATATTTGTATCAAGTCCAACAGGATTAATAGAAACTTTAGGAACTACACTATAACTTGCACCTGGATTAGTAATAGTTGGTGTAGATATTGTTCCATCTGCTATGACTGCAGTTGCTGCAGCACCAGTTCCAAATGCATTTTGACTTCGAATTGTAATTGTTGGAGGTGTTGTATAAGCAAAACCAGGATTTGTTAATTCAATACGATCTATAGACTGCCCATTTTGACCAGTTCTACTTGTCATAATTGCAACAGCAGTTGCATTAATACCTTGACTTGGTGCTGATGAGATACCAATTAGTGGTGGTAGTGTATATCCTGTTCCATCATTAATTAAATCAATGAATGCAACACCCTTACCAATGTTAGTATTACCTGCATCTTTAGACAATTGAACTGTTGCTGTTGCTGTTGATGCAGCGATACTCACCATACTTAATCTTGTTGTAAATCCAAATTCAACTGCTGCTTTATCAACTTCTTCAAGTCCAGTGTCAATATTTTCATCAAGAGCATAATCCATTACCTCACAACTTAAAGTGTAAACATAAAGATTATTCAACTGATAAAATGGTTTTTTCCCCTCTACGTATTTGATTTCAAACATGGTGTTATCAAGAGGGAAATAAATTAAATCTCCTTCTTCTGGTCTTGTTGCAAGCTCTACATCACTTTCTCCAGTTAAAAATGGACTTATAAAATCTTCGTATCTTTCTTTTGATATAACAAACGTTACTGCGTCTGTAGTTTGAACTCCGAATTTTTGTAAAATATCTCCGTTACCCTCAAATCCTTGATAATTTAAAAGATATGCTTCCATACGATAAGCATCATCAAAAGTGGAGGCCACAACCTCCTTCATAATTGTTTTTTTGTTTATAATTTTACGAGGAAGATAAACTACATCTTGACCATAAATTTTTAATTGCTCATTTATGAGATCTTGAACTAATCTTTGTTCACTCGAAGATCCTTGTAAAAAATACGGAGAAAGTGGCATAATATCATCCTATAAAGTCAAGAGGTGGTAATTCGTATTCTGTTTTGAGTGTGTTTTCTAGTTCTTCTAGTTCTCTAATTGCATCTTCATATATTTCTCTACCATTCAATGCAACACCACCAGGTAACATTACACCTTGGAATTTTATTAAATTCATTCCCCATTGTTTTTTGATTAATGCTGTTGCATATTTCTTTAACCAAAAATCATTGTATATTTTACTTACATCTGCTGGATCTAAAAGACGATAACCATCAATAATTATAAAAGTATCATCAGACATCTGTTGAAAATCAATATCTAAATATAATCTTCCTTGCTTCTTGTTAAATCTTATTTGTGTGTCTGGTGTAATGATACGACTTAAATCTTCAAGATAAGTCTTTGTCATTGTATAATTTAATAAGTCAAGTGCACCATAATAGTAAAGGTCATTTAAAAATATTTGATACTTAATATTAAATAAACCACTTGATATAGTGCTATTATCTATTTTAAGAACTCTTTCTACACCTAGCACATGATCAGGCAACTGTATAAAATTTTGTGACTCTTCAAATGTGGTAGTGGTTATACCAACTGTAGAATTAGCAGTAGTGGTAGTAACTCCAGTTGTTAGAGTTTCTTTATTTTCTTTAGTTACTTTGTGTTTTAATAACATTCTCTCAATACCATCAAAATGACGTTCTTGAAAGTATTGAATAGCATCATCAATTAAATCATCAATTTGATCATCATCCACATTAATTTCCAGCACAGGATAACCTAATTTTCTTAAGCAGTAGTCTATTAATCCTTGCCTTGTGGATGGCTTACTCATTTTTTAATTCCTCTTTTAGGACTCTGTAATTCATCAAATTTTTGCTTCAGATCCATGTAGTCTTTTGTCATGGATTCCATTTTTGCTTCTAATAATATATTTTGATTAACTAATGTTGATAATTTCTTATGGTAATGATTAATCAAAATATTCACATCAACTTCACTGTTCATAGTTTAGAATTGACCTCCATCAATTGTTGTTGTCCACTTCGGTATGCCACTGGCATCCGTTGTGAGTATAAAGTTTGAGGTGGATATGCCAGCAGTTGTACCAGCAGCACCAACCATTTTACCAGTAGTATCAAAATAGATGATTCCGTTACCAGCTGTTGAATAATCTCCACTTTGGAAGTATATTCCTTTTATATCTAGGAAACCTTTTGTACCACTTAAAACGTTACCAGTGATGGTTGCATCAGGAATATATGTGAAAGATCTTTCAGGTGCATTACTACTCTCACCTGTACTATCATTATAACCAAAAAATCCAGTTTTGTTATTTGCTACTCCAGTTCCAGTATTGTAATTAAAAGAAATACCACGATCAGTATTTGTATCAAATCCGTGAGTAATTGTTAATTGTGTAGTTGTTAATATACCAGCAGTTGTTTGGCCATCAATAAAAATTGTTCCGATTCCAGTTCCACCTGGTTGTGTGGTGTAAGAATTAATTGTGGTAGTTCCAGCACCTGGTAATGAATTACTACCAGTTATAACGTCACCAGTATTAATACCAACAACAGAATCTAAAGTAATTGCTGATACACCAGATCCAACTGTAGAGGTAACAGTTCTTTTACTGGATACATCACCAATATTCATTATTGGATCATTTAAAGTTGCATTAGTAGAGTTAACAGTGGTTGTTGTTCCATCTACTTGTAAACTACCTTTGATGATAACCATTCCATCACTATCTAAACCATCTGGGTAAGGATCAATGAATAAAGTGTTTCCACCACCAGATCTAGTTCTTATAACATTGGATGAAATTCCAACGTTATCAACATTAAATCCACCAAAAATTTCAACTTCTGTATTATAAACCCATGTCGCACCAGTGACTTGAACCTTATCAGTTCCATTTTCATCATACTCTATACTTGCATCTTCACTTGCACCAAATGTTAATTTAGTGTCATCATTAATAATAACTTGACCTGCACCATTAGTTACGAATTTAATATCTCCATCTACATTATTTGAGGCTATTGTATTTCCATCTATTGTTAGATTGTCTACGTTCCATTGATTAACTCTTGGCATATTTGCCACAGCACCACTAACTTCACCAAAACCTGTAGCACTTCCACCTGGATGTCCTGAACTTTCTCTATCAAGAATTGGTATGAAACCATTAGCTAACGTACCAGCATTAGCATTTGCACCACCAGCGACTGTACCTGGTGTATTTTGCATCATATCGGTGTAATATTTACCACCAATAACTATCGGATCTGGATCTGGATTTGTATTGTCTCCAACAAATAATCTCCCACCCTTATTTCCCTGTGTTCCATTTGCAATCGTGACCGCAAGTTCACCGTAGTTTATAGTTGACGGAGCAGCATTGCCAGTCGATCTTTTTACTCGTATTATGCTGGCCATTTAAAAACTTCCCCCATTAATGTTTAAATTTTGTGTTGCTCCTGGTGTTAATTCTAAAGTTGCTTCAAATTTACTCGTTGCTGCATTAAAAACCAAGACCATTCCATCTTGTAGACCACCAGATATGTCTACGTCTGATAACCCACCTAGAGTTCCACCACTACCAGATAAGGTAGATATAACTTTATTGGCATTTCTTGATCCGACTCTAACTTTTATGTCAGCCATGTTGATTAACCTGTAGTAACTCCAGCAGTAACAATCGCACTTCCACTAACAATTCTTGTTTTTAAAGAACCATCATTTAATAATACATCATAACTGTATCTACCTGCTTTTAAAGCAGACGTTATAGAAGATCCCAAAGATATTCTCAATACTCCTTGTGCACGGTTCGGAAATGAAACCGTAAATGTTGCTTTGTCATTTAAAGAGGCAGGGTGCTTTTTTAATTTGGAAGTTGCAGTGTAACCACTTAGATCTAGTGGTGCGTTTGATGAACTTTCTAAATTAAAAGTTTGATCAAAATCAGCTCCAGCATCGATTACTATGTTACTGATATATGCTGCCATTATTTAACTAATTAGAATCTATCTTGGAATATTTATAAATCATTTATCCATAAAATTTAAAAGAAGAGTTTTAATCTCATTCATATCTTGTTTTAAAGAGTCTAAATCACTACGCATAGTGTCAAATTTTTTCTTTTCTTCGTATTTTTTCTGAGATAATTTAATAAATTTATCATATTCACTTTTATTTTGATTAACAATTGCATGAGAATCCATATCTCTTACAAGAGAAACATCAGATTTAACTTTTAAATATTTCTCCATTATTCAATCTCAAATGACCTAAGAGCAATTGATCTAAAGTTTTTAATTCTAGGTGGTTTTGCCTGACTGGTTGATGTCATGACGACTTTAATCATAAATCCATTAAATTGTGGAGTATTTTCAGCAGTAAACTTATACTCACTAAAGGCATTACTATTTTTGTTTGGATTTATAACTTTGTCTGGTAATCCGTTACTATTGAATGGAATATAAGTTGCATGAGTATCATCACCATCACTTCTTATTAATTTGTAGAATACTCGAATATCTCCTTCTGCTTCTCTATGCCCATCAAATTGAACAAACAATGAATTAGAAACAAATTCTAAATTAATCATTCTTGTTTCATATATTGCAGTATTAGGATCATAACCAGGAATTTTTGGCCCACTAGCAGTTTCAAAATCATCAACTTTATCATCAACAAGATTACTTATCAAGATAGCATTTGGATTTTCTAAATCAATTACTGGTGATACATCTGAATTGTTAGTTGTGAGTGTTAACTCTAAAGCAAATGATTTTTCGTTACTAAGTATATTGTATTCATTAGTTTTTGAAGCTATGATTCTAGGACTATCAAGATAATTCAATTTATTCAATGCGACATTTTCATAACCAGCATCGACAAATGATGCTTCATTTCCACTTAAACT